TGGTCGTGTCGGTGTAGGGCAGGTCGATATAATCGAAGAGCTGGACGCCCAGGTTCGACAGCAGCGTGGTCAAGGTCGGGTTGGTCGCGCCGCTCGCAAAAGGCGTGATGGTGAACCCGACGCCGGGCGGGATGATCTCGCCATTCTGTACGCCGACGTACGCGAACCGGATGTCGATATCGTTGAGTGCGAGTCCCTTGTGCAGCGCGGTCAGATCGACCTGGTAGGCGTGCGTGCCGTCGATCGCCGCGGTGCAGGAAACGCCCGTTGCGGCCGAGATCGCCGCGACGGTGTTGGTCGCAATGGTGGTTGCGGTGTCGCCGAGGTTCACCGCCACCGGGATCGACACCCCCATCAGGTAGAGCGGCAGCGTGCCCGGGGCAGTCGCCGTGCCGGTGAAGCTGATGCTGCCGGTCGCTGCCGTGCCGGCGCTCGCATCCGACAACGGGCCGAGCCACACCTCTCCGAACGGGTCCATCAAGCGGTAGGCGGCATATTTCAGCGCCAGCATCGAGTTCAGACCGCACAGCCCGTTGACCTGGGTCTGGCTGTAGGCCTGCACCGTGACGTTCGGGGTCGCCGTGCCCGAACCAAGGATTTGCCCGATCAGCAGCGCGCGCGCGTTCTGCGTCGCGGTGTTGGCCTGGCTGGCGTCAAACTCGGCATTGACGCCCGACGGGCGCCAGTTCTGCCAGGGGAAGTATTTGAAGGCGAGGCTTTCGCTCACGGCTTGGTCTCCGCCAAAGGTTCGTCACGGGTGAGAGGCGGCGGGGTCGGCGGCTCAGCCAGAACCACGTCGCCATCCCGGACGCGCCGGTGCCAGAAAGTGATCTCGGGCACATCCTCGCCCCGCGGCGACAACAGGCGCTTGTTTGGCCCGCGTACGATCAGGGGGAGGGCAGGGTCATCCTGCCGCCGTCCCGGTTTGACGAACATTGTCACCTCGGAATGTAGGAACCGGCCGCTGGCGCTCAGGCCCCGCGGATCGATGCAGGGTTGCGCCCGATCAGGGCGCGTGATGCAGCAGCAGGTTGATCAACATCGTTATGAGTGCGCCGACCATGCCCGCGCCAGCAGCGATCACGGCAGAGTCCAGTCTCGACGTGATCTGGCTTTGACCCCGCTCCTGGTTCACCCGCTCGGACAGCGTTTCAACCGTGGTGACCAGTTTTGCGACCGACCGAACGACGGTTTGCAGCAACGTTTCCGCCACCGCCACGCGCTCGCGCACCGTGGCCTCGACGGGGCAATGCTCGGTCATGCGGCTCTCCAGTCATGTCGGGCTGTTGCTGAGCTGGATCGGCGTGTCCGTCGCCAGCACGGGCAGGTTCCAATTCCAACCGCTGCCAAGGTCCGCGCCGATGTCCCACCCGGCCGGCCGCGCGAAAGACGCGGAATTATTGGTCATGACGCTACTGCTTCCTCGGCCACAATCGGCGTTGCGAGGTTGATCGGATCGTCGGGTTGAATTGTCTCGGTAACGTTGGTCAGCGGATCGCCACCCGGGACGAAGCCATCGGCATCGCTGATCGTCGCCTCGAAGCTCATCCGGTACATCCAGAACAGGCGGGCGCGATCGAAGGTCAGCAGTTCGCCGCCGGCATAGAACAGCCCGCGCACGCCTCGCTCCGGGTCGATCACCCAGCTCAGCAGCGCACGGAACAGCGCGTACTTCATCGCCTCGACCGGACTGACGCCGGCCTGGCCGCGCCGATCGGCCGAGGCGTCGAACTCGACAATGACGCCGATGGTCTCGGTGACGGTCTGGAGGTTGCCGTCCAACAGGTCGTTGCTGCCGGCCTCATCCTCCAGCGGGATCACCACGGCAGCCGGATAGACGAACTTGCCGGTCGCCGGGTCGGTGATCGCGATGACGGACTCGACCCCGGTTTCAAAGTCGGCCGCGCCGCCGACGCGCCCGCCCAGCTCCGGGCAGTAGCGCCGGAGCTGCTCGATCACCAACGAGATATCCATCAGCCGGACTTCCTGCCCCGCTGAAATTTGAGGCCACTCATCACGGCGACGCGCACCCGGTCAGCCAGGCCGTTCGCGATAGCCTGGTCGAGCGCCGGCTCCAGGAACGGGCGCGGCAGCAGGATGCGTTTCTTCGAGATCGCGCTCCGCTTCATGCGGCGGGGTCCGGCCAAGTTCGACGGGACGAAGTTCGCCGGGTTGTGCGTGTCACCGCCGCCGCCCTTCGCGCCACGGGAAAGAAACAGGGCGTAGAACTCGGAGGCGCGGATCGTGACGCCCTCGCCATCCTTCCAGACCCGGGCGCGGATTGACCGCGCCAGCTTCCCCGAGACGCTCCGCGGCGGCTCGCCAGGGGCCGAAGGGTGCTTTCTGCTGCCCGCCCGGATCAGGGCACGGGCGCGAGCCACCACCTCGGCACCGACGCCCCGCATGACGGCACGCACCTGCTGCTTGCCGGCGACGATCGTCCAGCCGCCCGGCACGGTGATGTGCAGAAGGGCCATCAGACGCGCTTCTCCAGCTCGCAATCGAGGCGCAGGAACCGCTGGCGGCCGTCGATCGGCATCACGCGCCGCACCCGGAACCGCTCGACCATTTCGCTCTCATCCGGCCGCTTCGTGATGCGGAAAATGACGTGCGTCGTGTCAACCCAATCGAGCCACCGGATGACGATGCGGTGCGTGACCGGCGTGTTGATCTGTTCCGCCGCATAGAAGGTCATCGTCCCGATCGGCTGCACATCGGCCCGCACGGTCTGCCGCTTCGCAATGGTTTCGAGGAACCCCGGGCTGTCCGGGTCCGCCGCCTGCTCGCGGGTCGCAATCACCACCCGCCAGCGCAACGAGCCGATGCGGACCGCATTCGGGTCCGGTCCCAGCTCCGGTCCTGGCAAAGCCATCACCTCAACCACCCAGGAACTGCAACCGCTGCCGGTCGAGCAACCACTGCGCCGCTTCCGGCATCGCGGCGGCGGAGTCACCACGATGCTCGTAGAGAAATGCCGTGGTCATCATAATCGCCTGGATCACCGTCGGGGGCACATCGTCTGCCTCGCCATAGCCGGCGACCATCGAGACTTGCAGGTGCTGCAGTTTGGTCCGGTAGGCCGCGAACCCGCCGCTCAGCACGGTTTCGGGGCCGATGAACAGCGTGGCCGGCTCCAGCGCCAGGTCGGCAATATAGCCAAGGATCATTGCCGGCGGCGTCACCGGCAGTGAAGCGGGCGAGATCGTCGTGGCGTTGCCCCATTCATCGACCGTCGTCACCGACAAGATCGACTGCACCGGGGCGCGCGGCAGCTCCAGGGTCCCGTGCAGCCGGAGACGATCGCGGGGCAACTCGGATGACGGCTGCATGGTCCACAGCAGCGTCTGCGTCAGCAGCGCGCGGCTAAGGTAGCCCTCCGCCATGACCCGAGCCGCGGTCAGGTAGCCCGTCAGCAGTTCGTCGTCCGCGTTGCTGTCGATCCGGCAATGCCGCTTCACCTGCTCGACCGACACCGGTTCCGCGGTCGGTTCCTCTGTTACCGTCAGCGTGGTTCGCACCGCTCGGCCCCCCGTCCCTGCGCACCGGCGCCACCAGGGCGCGGTTGCGATAACCGCTGCGTTCCATCATCTATTTTCATCCTTCACAACATTTCCGATCGGGTGACGATGTTCACCACGGCGGCAGCGACCTGGTTCACCGGAGATCCCGCCGTTCCGCTGCGCACCTGCACCATGTTGACGCCGCGCCAGAGATACGAAGGATCGAGCAGCGGAATGACGAACTGCCCAGCACCAGCGAAGATCGTCACCTCGTTGCCGGCGCCGTCGTACAGCTCCTGCCAGGTCGTCCCGCCATCCGGGCTGACCTGAAACGTCAGGACAGCCGGGGTCCACGTCGCCGGCATTGAGATACCGACCAGAGTCAGCGCGCCCAACGGGACCGGGCCGGACAACGACGTGCCCGCGGCGATCGACGCCGGGTTTAGGGTAATGGCTGCTGACAGCATGCCACGCGCTCCCCGTGGTTACTGTCGGTTCATCCAGGCTCGCACATAGTCGATCGTCAGGGTGGCAACGCCCGTGCCTGACGCCTTGTAGGCAGCGAGGTATGGTTGCAGGACGGCCAGCGTGCCGGTCGCCGCGAAGCTGATCGAGTTGTCCGC